CCTTTTTGTCTTTGCCGAACCCGCCTTCGATACCGGTGAATTCAATGCGGCCGATATGCTCACGGCCAATTACTTTTAATTCGTTCATCACTATGCCTCCTTGTAAATCTCATCGCGAGATATTAGTCTTCAAAAAAAAGAGCTCCAACAGGAATTTCCATCGCTCTGGCAATGATTAACATTTCATAATCATTAAATGGATACACTCCTTTTTCTTTTAGCTCATATTGCCTACGGCTAAGGCCAACCATTGCGCCAACATATGATGTTGTCCAACGGCGCCGATTGCGCTCTCCACGCAGTTTGTCTTTAGGTTTTAGAAATTCTACACGTAAGTCCTGTTTAGTTGCTCCAGCTAGCATTTGATGTCACCTCGCTTTCAACATCATTAGTATCTCACGTTGAGATATAGAATGCAACAACAAATTTCTCATTGTGAGATATTTTTCTTGAATATACCCGCGTATGTGATATTATTAACACATAAGAGGTGGACAAAATGCCAAACAAATCTGCAAATATTCTGGGCCCCGTAATTAAGGAACTAAGGAAGCAAAAGAAAATGACTCAGGCTGACCTTAGCAGAATTACCGGCATCGCCCAAAACACTATTTCAAATCACGAAAATCAGAATAGAGCGCTTGATGAAAATTCCATTATTAAATACGCCAAGGCGCTGGGGGTAACTCCCCAAGCTCTATATGATGCAGCTATTGTTAAGAAATCAATTGACACTAAATCAATGGTGATCGATGTACGACAAACCGCAATTGACGAAATTAACGATGTTGTTAAAGAACTAGTAACGCCTCGCGTGCAAAAAGTTGCTTCATATGCCGAAAAGCAGCTCAATGAGCAGCAGAACCCCGATAACGTTGTCAGCTTAGATGAAGCGCGTGTAGAACGTAATCTTGATGAGCCAGCGTTCAATGTTGAGGTTGATGGTATTGTGGCCGCTGGATATGGCGCCTTTAATGATGATCGCTATGAACCAATGGACACAGTTAAGATTCCAGACAGTGCCATTCCGTCTCACTACGATTACTGCTTTAAAGTTGTCGGTGACAGTATGTCTCCCTACTACGAGGATGGCGAATTTGTCTTTGTTCAGAAAACACAAGATGTTACTAACGGTATGATCGCTGTAGTTGATATTGATGACATGACATTCATTAAAAAGCTGATATTCGAACAAGATCGTTTGTGTCTTCGTTCATTGAATGATGATGTGGACGAAAAAACGGGTGAACGTATCTACCCAGACTTCTATGCTGATGAAACTGATACCATTGATGTTATCGGTAAGGTCGTTGGATCATATGCATTTAAATAAATAGCTAACCTACGTCCAAGCCCTGATCGACGTTAAAAGCTGGATTTTTATGGAGGGGAATAATGAAACTACTTGTCTTAATTGCCTTTTTGGGATCGCTCCTATTGGCTGCAATATTTGGCACATTGTCTATAGTTCAAAGAAAGGATCCGAGAAAACTAAAGCGGAACCTTATTATTACCGCATTGTCGGCGGTAGCATTTATTGCAATCTTTTTTTGGATTGGCACCTACTCGGGAGAAAGCAAGAGGTCAGCTGCGTCTAGTTCGTCTTCAAAAGCTGAATCGTCAAAGGTCGAGTCGTCACAAGATGATGATGACAGTTACGAAGACACTGATAGCGATGACTCTGATGATGAAGAATCATCAAGCACAGAAACATTCAACGCTGCTGACTACAACACTGGGATCACTTATGAACAGTTGGCACGGACTCCGGACGACTACAAGGGTAAGAACATCACTTTAACAGGCGAAGTTATTCAAGTCGTTGAGGGTGACGATGAAACTGATTTGCGTGTTGCAGTTGATGGTAATTATGACAATGTAATTATGGTCGGTTATGATCCAGATATTATGAACGGCTCTCGCATTCTAGAAAATGACAAGATCACCTTCTATGCTGAAAGCTTGGGTACCACCACTTACAAATCTACCATAGGTGGCAAAATCACAGTTCCATTGGCTTTGGCCAAGAAGATAGATGACGCCGGAACCGCTCCCGACGACTATGGTGATTAGTCCCTTCCCCCACGCAAGCGGCGTCTCCGTGCAAGCCGGAGAGTGGGGCTTGTATCGCATACCAAATAAAGGATGTGAGTCATCATGCTAAAAAAGATAGTTGCCATCTTACTCATTGTTTTGTTGGCTGGCGCAACAACCGCTTGCGCTAGTGACCAAGACGATGATCAAAATGTCGATCAGTTTAACTGAGCGTTGGCGGGATACAAAAGCTTGGTATTTAAGATAGGAGACAGCAAAATGGATCGGCCAATAATTAATGCCATCTACTTCACGGAGAAAGACAAATCCAAACCGATGATGGTGCTCCCGTTAGATAGCACTAAACTTCACATCGATATTCACGTTCAAGTCATTAATTTCACTTTAGATAAGCATACGTTAACTTTGTCCGTAAGCGATCAGAACGGAAACGTTATGCTCGAAGCTAGCCAGCAACCCATGGACGCCTCTTCATTGAAGGCAAGAGGAACATATGGCATTGTTGATGCAACTCTTTTCGTTGTATTTGACAAATTAGAGCTTAAGGGAGTGAATCGGCTAAGGTTTGATATATCCTTCGATAATGATGCTAAGGCTACTGCATATCTGTTTGTTTCACGAGGTGACAAGAATGATTGATGCCGGGATTAGCAAAGTTATCTTTAGAACTGATACAGAGATAAAACGATCCTCTTCTATAAGGGCATTCATCAAGGGATATAGGATTACTACGGCAACGGGTAAAAGCAAAACAGAGTATAATAAAACCAAGGAGGCGGATAACATGACAAATGAAAATACCGTGACTCAAGATCAATTAAAGTTTGCAGAGCAAGACGCTAATCACAAGCTTGATATTATCAACATAAAGATTGACGCACTAACAAAATCGGTTAATGCAATTTCAATCAAAGCTGACGGACTCGATGAACTAAAAACTACTACTGCTGTTTTATCTGAAAAAGAGTCGACAACACGGGCTTTGGCATGGGCCATTGTTGTTGCCATTGTTGGAGGCCTCATTAAGCTGATTCTTTTTTAGTCAAGGCAAGGTTCATTTCAGGCTCACAGCAACGTGGGCTTTTGTTTTCTCTAACTTATTTTTTCACAACTCATTCTCCTTATAGGAGGTATCATCTATGAAAACAATTACAGTAATCTCTTATAAGTTTGGCGAAAAAAGCTGGAAAAACTTCGAAGGAGAACCTATCAAAAAATATGAGCACTCAGTTCTCCTAGACATTTCAAACACCGAAGTCTTCAGTGATAAAGAAAAAGCAGAACTAAATTACAAGATCGTTGTCCCCTTTTCTAGAATTAGAGAGAAACGATTCATCAAAGATATTCCACTCAGTAACGTAAACGAGGCGCTTAACAAGAAAAAAGCAAGTAGGAGAAAGTAACGACAAAAAGCGCCTACCCAAGCGAATGGGTAGACGCCTAACAGAACGTGACTGCATGGTTAGGTGCAATAGCACCCGTCTGTATTGTAGCACAAGGAGGTGTAAATGTGGCCAGTATTAGTAAGCGTGGCAAAAAATGGCAATATCGTGTCTCTTACAAGGATAATGATGGAACACGCAAGTATGTCAACAAGGGTGGCTTCCCCTCAAAAAAGGCTGCTGATATAGCGGCAATCGAAGTCGAACGTCAGCATAATCGCGGTGCAAATTTGGATCTTAACAAGATAACGTTAATCGACTACTGGGACAAATGGATTGAGCTGTACAAATCTGGTAAGCATTCTCGTATCACCGAAGCCCGGTATAAAACAATTCGTAAACAGTTATTAGCCTACTGGGGCGAAAGCCGTGAACTAAAATCAATTTCAAAATCAGACTGGCAGGCATTTATCAATGAGTTTGGCAAAAAAAGGGCTAAAGATACAGTCAGCAAATTGAATGGCTATGTTCGCTCAATGGCTGATTCTGCCGTAGATGACCAAATAATATATACTAACTTCACTCATAACGTTGTCCTCACTGGTAATGAGGGCCAAGCAGGAATCATCAAATATTTGCAAGTAAAGGATTTGCGCAAGCTCGTCAATTACTGCCTAGAATTTGCAGACTACGAGCATATTGCTTACTACATCATCGCAACCGGGGCACTGACCGGAGCTAGGTATTCTGAAGTTCTTGGGCTCACGTGGGATCATGTTGATCTTAAAAAGCGCGTTGTACACATTACCAGAACGTGGGATCACAGATATGGGAGCGGCTTTGCTGCTACTAAGAACAAATCAAGTGTACGTGACATCGACATCACGAGAGAACTTGCAGACTTGCTTTTACGTCTCAAGAAAGAACAGCAAGAGGTCTACCTTGCTCAGGGATATCGTGATAGCAAACAACTATTATTTCGCAGCATACGGCATAACATGCTATCAAGCACGGCAATTAATAAGGATCTAAGGACGATTCAGAAGACTCTCGACATTTCCCCCGCGATTACTTTCCATGGGCTTAGACACACTCACGTTTCCTATTTGATTGCCAATCACGTTGACATTAACTATATTTCAAAAAGACTTGGGCATGCCAATACAATGATCACTCAAAAAGTCTACGCTCATCTTCTTGAAGATCAAAGAAAAGAGCAGGTATCCCAGACGCTACAAGCACTTTCTAGACTTTAGCTTGTGCACATTTTGTGCACCGGAGGAAAAAAACAACCGAAAATAAAAGGAAACAAAAATCCCGAAATGCCTTTATACAAGCATTTCGGGAAGCTATGGAAAGCAACTAGAGACAATAAAACGGAGAGTAAGTGCGAAAATAAACGTATATACAATAGTATTAAACCACATTTTGTGCATATTTTGTGCACAAAAATAAGCCTCCCGCCATTGCTGGTAGGAGGCTTACTAATAACACATATAGCCTAATATTGAACGATACGGACAACACATTCTTGTGCCGAACCTTGGTTTGTGGGTTCAGCGTTAGGTTGATTATATTGATTTAACTGTTCATTTGTTTTATTTACTTTATCGAAAAGGGCGTTGATTTGTTCTATTGTGTATGTCATGGGTTCCTCCTACTTTGGTCACTGACAATATACGAAGATGATTTGCTTTCAATTAATTTTGAAACATTTGTCTGTTGCAAAGTAATCATAATGGAGTGGTGGAGACTCAAAACTGAATTTTGCAAGTTCTGATCGTCTTCGAGAGCATTAACTTTTAGACCGATTTCACGAGCCAAATCAATATTGAAGTGTCGAGCATGAGCCTTTGAACGAGTGTGTTCATTGAGCCTTTTCACTATAGCCTTTACCTTTTCATCTGAATGTGGGTCATCGGCGAACATAACAGACGAAAGCCAGCTTTCTATTAGCTCTCCCGATAATTGAACGGCATCTTGAGCGAACTTGACGTATGCGGCCGGATATTTTCCTAAAAGTAACGACCAATATTGAAGGTTGTTGGCGTTTTCTTGTAGATCATGGTACGCTTCATCAAATTCAGAAATAATATTATAGGCAGGTAACCCCCCTATCTGAGGATCAACCGGTCCCAGGCTTGAATGCTTCCCCATCCAAATCTTTTTAGAAGCACACGAAATCATAGTGCCTGCAGACATTGCCATGTGAGGCACGATAACCTCAATATTATCATAAAACATACTTCTAAGATATGAAACGATTGATTCTGCAGCATTAGGATCTCCACCTGGTGTATGCAAAACTAAAGAAAGTCCCTTTTGGCGATCTAATCCATTGATGGAACTCATAAACCCTTCCATGTCGCTATCATTGATATCAATCTGATTTTTTCGTCCTTGTTGCCAACCAGAGTAATAACAGATTATGGTTCTATTAGTTTGTTTTTCAAGGTCTTCGAGATATTTATGCCTAAGAGAGTCTAATCGAGACGGATAAGACTTAAACTCATCGAAAATCGATGACCAACTACCACCGCCTTGATGCTGCATTGCTTCATCCCCCCATGTTAATCTATAAGCTTCATGTGATGTGTACGTTTTCCAATCAAATTTGTCATGCACCCATCGCCTACATATTACCAGTGGCAATAACAATATTCAATTAAAACTGATTAAAACAAGTTAAAACATATTTAAAAAGTAAAAAATTGCAGTGCATTCTTGACAATTAATTTACAACAAAAAGCCCTCCACTTCACACACCCGCATTAGCGAGCAGAGGGCCTTTTTGTTACCTGATGTACAGGCTTTTTTGTGAGCGAAACATCACAGCAAATTGCTAAATACCAAGCAAGTTGTGATGCCTTCCCACTGCAACGACAGTTAAAATCAATTCCTCACCGTCTATGCTGTAGATGACCAGCAAATTTGGACGCAAATGAAATTCTCTGTGATTAATCCAATTGCCGCTTAAGCTGTGATCGTGATAGCGCTTGGGCAGTTCTTTCCCAACACATAAAGAGTCTAGACACTTTTCCAAGCAATCCTTGTCTTCGCTGCTTAAATTTATCTTTTTGAGCTGCTTTTTGGCCGAATGCGTGTACTTCAACTTTAGCAAACTCACTTGAGCATATCCTCAAGCATATCGTGTGCATTGTCGAAGGACTTAGATACTCGTCCGTGTTTTTCGTCTTCGATCCCAGACTCTAGATCACCGGTAGGCGTGAATGGAAACTTTCCTTGTTTGTTAAATTCGACCAAAAACATGTTGATTGCAGTGGAGAGCGTGACTCCCATACTTTCCGCTATGTGTTTGGCTTGTCTCTTTGTGTCCGTGTTTGTCCGTACGTTAATAGTCGCTCCTTTATCCATTGATATCACCTCACGTTGTATTGTAACACGTTATACACACAACGCAACGCTTTTTACTTGATATATAAACTTTCACCAGGGTAGATCAGGCTGTAAATTGACTTGCCGTTGTTGGCCGCTAACGTGTACATACTGATGCCATACCTGCTGGCAATGCTCCAGAAGCTGTCACCAGAGAGGACCGTATAATACGTGCGGCTTACCGGTGAGGTGTATCCAGACGAACGCGAGCCATAGCTCTCCCCACCATTCACCCCCAAGGCAACATAATGATACTGGCCGGAGTAGCTGAGATAACGTGCCCAAACATATGTGCCACGGATATACACGTGATCATAAATCACACTTTCACCGGGTGCATAGCTGCCAACTGCTGTGTATCCTGTACCAGCACCAGTGCGGATGTTAACAGTCGTGGAAGGCTTGAACACACCCGCTTGCGCATAGTCGGTATCACTGGCTGCATTCGATTTCGCTGGTTGACTTGGTGCCGGTGTTACAGGCACCGACGGAGTTGCTGGCTGCTTCGAGTATCCATTATCGGTCACACCAAGCAGATCAATGTTACCATCGAGGCCTTGCGACAGCCCAAATGCGCTCGTGTACTGCCAAATAGCTACCCCATCCATACTCGGAAAATAACCGTAGTCTGGTTTGGTAGTTGGTAGATAATCACGGTAAGCAGCAATCCAAAGGCTGTTAGGAAATTCTTTCAGAATACGCTGATAATCGACATGTGCCAACGTATATGGCTTGTAACTGTAATACATGGGCGTGTAGCCTTCTGAACGAATGCGCCGCATGCCAGCTAAAATTGCATCCGTATTAGCTGCCATATTGCCAGAAGCACCATCTTCGTAGTCCAAAGCAACGATGCTTCCCTTTGGTGTCTGCGCTTTGATACGAGGCATATAACGGTCAAGTGCTTCTAATCCCAACTGGCTACTTCCACCAACGCCATACCAGATGTAGCTATGCACACGTTTTCCTGCCGCCTTGGCACTAGCAATTTGGCTATCATACGTCCACTGATCGATGTACGTACCACCGTAAGTTCCGCCAATCTGAGCTATGACGAACTTGTCTTGATCTGTTCCATATCGTCCACTTGCTCCCTGATACTTCGCCCAATCAGGTCCCTGATCACCCTTTGCTGCATTGACATGCGATGGCAAGGCAAAAGAAATAGCCGCCAAGAAGGCGACTACCAAGGTGATGAGTTTAGTTTTAAATTTCATGGTGCCCTCCTTATTGCTGTGGAGCAAAAGATGCCGGAGCTGACTCCGCCGGTGCTGCAGAAGACGTCTCTGGAACCACTTCACTAGCAGCAGTTACCTGGTCAGCCTCTTTATCCGCTTGCAGCGCCTTAATCTGGTCCTCTAGCGCCTTGATCTTAGCTGCCTTGGTGGTAATGAGTGCCGGGTAAGCTAACGCCTGCTGGCTATCACTGACGCCCTCTGTGGTTGGGTCAACGGCTACCCCAACGATGGTCAACAGCGCAAATACTGCATTGACCACTGCAGTGAGTTCTTTACCCAAACTAGCAAAGTCCCAGTTGTAACCGAAGACTGCCGCCACCGTTTGAATCACCAACAAAGAAGCTGGCACAATGGCCAGCCAGAATTTGACGCTTAATACTCGTACTTTCCAATTAATCTTCATACTGAACATTCCTTTCAGTTTTTAATCCGAAGTTGCAAAACTTTGTTATATAGCGCTTCGCCCGTTCCGTTACCGCCCAGTGCTTTGTAGCTGCGGAAAAGGTAATTAAGATCGTCCAAGTCGTCTGTGCTGATATACCCCACCTCGATATGATGGTTACACAGCATGTAAACCTCATGATGAAGCAAACCGACAAGGCCTGAATCAATTGCCTTTCCATGCTTTCGATGCATGCGCCATTGGCTTGCAAACCAACCAAACAAAGCTCCACCACCCAACTCCACAAACATATCTATCCAACTCTTGAAATCCACATCTTTATACTTCCTTCCATAAAAATAGCCGCTAGCTTTTGCTGGCGACTTGCTTAACAAGTTCATCTACTTCTGCTTGGCTAATCCAGCCGACACTCACGAGCAAGGCTAAGTCATCCTTGTTGTAGATTCCTTGCTGATAGTAACTGATAATCAATGGTTTATATGCGTTCACGATTTTTCCTCCTTGGTCAATGTTGCCACCTGCTTTATCAAAGCTGCGTTTGACATAGTTATACTAGCAACCATCTTCATAGTTTCAGCATTTGCTAAGTCAGCTTCAGATGGCTCAGGTTTAGGTCTGTCAGCGTCTGGATCATAGCCAGCATCAGGAACGACTTGGCCGTCAATAATGCTGGAGTGGTTCTCATACAAGCCAACAGCATCGTCAACCTCAATAACCTCGAATCCTTCATCGGTTGGCCCTACTGGTCTGCTTTCATCAGCGTTTGCCCAATGAAGCAGACGGTTATTGCTATCCGTCCACACTTTGATTTTCATAATGTCATCTCCCAGTTACGCAAAATATGAATCACCCGTCGGATAATCGTCCTGAGTTAGATACGACACCGAGCCACCATAACTACCAGAAGCTTTGGAAATGTTGCTATACCAGCCGACCGTTCCTCCGCTTGGCGTACTTGAATACATAGCGGTAGATTGTCCGGGATCTGAAAAGCTCAAGCAGCTTGCAACAATCTTGTTTGTCAAATAAGGCTTGTAACCGGGTCTAATATCTGCGAGCCTCAAGAAATTGTACTGATTAGCTATTGTGTGAATTTGAAAGTTGGCGGTCACCAAATTGCCACGTCTTGTGTAGTAAATATATGCCCAATCAATATCAATATTTCTTGCTGGGGTTGTATCAACATGGAAAAATGTCACGTTGTCTTTTGAAGTGAATTCAGACTGAATATATTTTTTTGTAGCGGCACTGGGGTCACCGATCAGCGTTTGTAACTGAAGTGCACCACGTTGGAGTGCAACTGACGACACGCTCCCCTTTTGATCAGGCGTTGTGATGTAGTTGAACATTCCATTTGGGCTCAAAAGTGATTTGTAGTATTGACCATTGGGATTGCCATTATTGTCTTCAATGTTGCCTAGTATACTTAGGTTCGCATCTTTTAGTTCAAGATTGCCAGAACTCTTGGCACCGTCAATCTGAACATGGCTGAAAGGCGAATTAATGTCAGGAGAATTAAAGGTTGAGCTGTCAACCTCAATCGATTGCAGTTTTTTGATGCTAAGCACTGCTTGCTGAATACTTTGATCAATCCAAGTTGACCCATCGTAGTATTGCAATGCTGTGGCATCGTTAAGTGTTGTCCCATGCCACCACAAATCGCCTTTCTTGGGACTAGCGGGCGTGCCAAGCTGAATGTAAGTGTATGGCACATCCTTGCTTCCGGGAACACCTTGCGGTCCTTGTGGCCCCTGAGGCCCTTGCGGTCCTTGTGGTCCAGTATCACCTTTTGGTCCTTGTACCAGTTGCCAAGAATAAAGTGCTGGATTATTACTGTCTGCTTGCGTGAAGTCTGTATAACTACCGATGTACTTGCGAGAACCGGGAGTATCGAGCGAAAAGTTCGTTGTACCATCACCGCTATCGGCATAGGCAATATGAAAGTATGATGTTTTACCATCAGCACCGGCTTTACCGGGCACCCCATCTTTACCATCAGCACCGTCCGCACCTTTAATCAGTGACCAGCTATAGTTGCTTGGATTCGTGCTGTCACCAGATGTGAAGTCACTGTAAAAGCCAATATACTTGCGATTAGAATCAGTGGTTGAAAAGTTGGCATGGCCGTCTTGGCTGTTTGCATAAGCAAAGTGAGCATAAGAAGTACGACCATCAGCACCCGATTTCCCTGGCAAGCCTTGAGGACCTTTGGGTCCCACATCACCGTCTTCACCTTTAAAAAGCGCCCATTTGTAATCAGATGGATGGGTGCTATCTGCCTTTGTGAAGTCGCTATACGTGCCAATGTACTTTTTGCCATCGCCACCGGATACCGTGAACCCGCTTTGGCCACTTACATCATCCGCCCAAGCAGTGTGGAAATAGCTTGTACGGCCATCAGCACCCTTTGCACCGGGAACACCATCAGCACCGTCTTTGCCCTGAATAAGTGCCCAATGGCCAGCATAATCTGCCGGATTGTCACTTGCAACGGATGACTTGTTACTATAAACAACTGCCATGTACTTCTTTCCGGCTGGTAGTGCTGACATGTTAGTGCCTTTATCGTCATCGGCATATCGAATCCATGGATAAAATTGAATGGCCTTGGGAATATTTTCAATCTTAACTGCCATATCCTTAAGCGCTGAATACAAATTAGGCTGCTCATTTGCGTAATCCCCCAAAGTGAGCTTGGTATAATGACCAGCGCGGCTGCGTTCAACTGACAACACCTTTGCAGAAAGAAATAGATTCTGGTTCTCGTCAACAATGTGTACCGTTTGATTCAATGGCACATAGGGCGCATTTGCCAAATCAACTTCATAGTTGACATTTGGATGGTTATACTTCTTCAAGTCTGCCAAAGCTGCTTGCAATAACGTTGCTTGAGTAGTCGACTCAAACGTTTTAACCCGATTCCAGTCAGACTGTGTTGGGTTAGGGTTGCTGTTGCTTAACAAGCGTGAATACTTCTGTACGGCAATGGTATCGTGCAAGAATCCGTACTGGTCAAGTACAAATTGTCCGGTTGGATCAGTCCACTTGTACCCAATTAAGTTGATTGGATCGTTTGAACCGTCAGGTGTAGCACCATAGGCCTTCACCGATGTTTCCATGTCGTAGATGTCAACTGTCTTTACGATATTGTTGATGTCTTTGTTCATCTCAAAGGAAATCAAGCTGTCGGAAGTTTTCTCGTGTCTGATGTTGATAACACGTTTTACAGCAGTCGTACCTACAAAAACAAAGCCAAAGCTAAGCACTGCATCAAAATCTTTTGCGACTGATTTAATACGGCTAAGTGAAGTGTCTTCATCTGTCCATGTAAGTGTTCTGACGTCTGTAGGAAATTCATTAATACCGATCTCCCAGCCAGAATCATTTGTAAACATGAGGATGTAATCAGCGATAGTATGGGCTTTGTCAGCTTTATAGGCACCCACCACTTCATTCATCAGGTCATTGCCTGCATCCGTGCAAATGACTTTATGAACATGTGCTAATGTATCGTGAGTAACACTGGCAATGACCATTTGATGTCCATTGCCTTCTTCATCCTGATATAAGACAAAATTGTTTTCAGCCGCCATTTCATCAATGGCCTGCTCTTGATCAGTTTTAAATGGAATCGTCAGGGTCAAGGCAATGGCAGGCCTATCATCAGTTGTTTTTACTTCACTATCAGCGCTAACAAGCCATTCACCTTTTCCAGTTGTGCGTGCAACACCCATGATGTTGAATTTTCGATCTGAAAAATAGTATTCCATTTATAGCCACGCCTCCTTCAAATCAACTTCACACGCAAATGGTTGTGCCCAGCTTGACGGCATAAGCTGAATGATGGTATCTCCGGGCGGTAAAAGAAACTTGTCCCACTGGTTGCCTAATGTATGCAAGGTGCGATCTTCATTGCCATTGAAATAAGTCTTGGTATTAGCCACATCAATTGCAATCACATCGCCATTACTGAAGCGATTCTTAATATCTGTATACCAGCTTACATTCTGCCATTTAACGGTAGACGCAATTAGATACATAGTCGATTCGCCCCACGTCTTGTCTCGCATAAACCATGCTGAAAATTGCTTAGTCTCGACACTAGCAGCGTCCGCAAAAGTGAATTGACGGGTAATAGTCGTCTCTCGTCCTCGATTGCCAACCCATGGTGACACTCGGAAAACAACCGAATTACCAAATTTCTGCAATTCCAACTGAATGAACTTGTCATTAGTGAAAATGCTACGATCCAACTGTTCATTGACGACTAGTTGATTTTTGTAGTAACACATCCACCATATTTGGTCAGACAGTGCACTATTGTCTTTCAGTATCATCTGAAAGATTGGCTTACCGTCACTTTCTAACGTTGTTTCGAGCGCACCTACCTGTGCTACCCCAGTTTGGAAGCGTGTCATAACGTCCCATGTGAGATTGCTCTTGAAGTTACCGTTATGCGTCTGGACGAGATTGTGCTTGACTGAAGGACCGTTCCAAAACAGATGAGTGCCAGTAATACTAGGCCAATTAGGCTCAACCTTCCAGCCATCGTAGCTGTCCTCTGTCCAAATCGCATTGCCGATCTGTTCGTTCGGCGTAGCTGGGTTGTCCCCCCAGTAAAGATTATTCGAAGCTGCTTGATTATCCATGTGTGAGCCTTGAACGGCTGCCAAATTCAAGGCCACTTCACTTTCTTCGCTTGTATAGCCATCAACTTCTTCAGGGTTGCCAAATTGAAGCACGCCACCCTGACTATTGGCAAATCCTAGAAATCCGTTATCAGCGTGCATAGTTGCCGTAATAACTGGCTCGACAGGATAAGTTCCGCCATTGTGCACCGTAATGGTGTCGGAATAGTATTCAGGATCAGCTGGGTTAGGCGACCAAGGAGAAGCAGAAGTGCCTAGTTCGAGTTTCTCATGCGTCCAAGACACAGACGTGTCTGTGGGGAAAGTTTGGCTAAAGTATCTTGGGGTTAGATCAACATAAGCAGCATTACTAGGAGCCGTAAATACGGTTGAGAACCGTCCCCCTTCAGAGACCCAAGGTATATCCGGACCAGCTTGGCTAGATATCAAGTTATTGGAAGCATCATACCAACCAACTGACGAATGACCAGTGTGTCCCATATCGCCAAAAGTAATGGTGTAAACATATGTCTGGCCACCATCGACTGGTGCTTTCTTCAGAGTGATACCATCAATTCCGTGAGCATTCGCCTTAATAACGCCAGTGTTGTTCGATGATGTCCCTTTAAGCAGGTTCACTGGCACGTCCTTGTATGGCATGTTGTCAAACGTCTTCGTGGCTACCGAGTGCGCAATGCCACCATCGGGACAGATGAAGCTGATTGAGATTGTCCCTGATCGAAAACCTTCGGTGAAGGTAGGCTGACTGTCTACGATGGCAAGATAATATTTATCCGGCTCATCCCCAAAGATTAGTTGCTGTGGTTCGTCAGCATCAATAGCGGCGGCCAAGGAACGTCTTAGTGGCACCAAATCGTCATTCATAACAATCCCAGTTACCACAATCGTCTTGACGTCCCGTGACATGTATTGCAGCATCTGACCATCGCTGATGCCGACCTTTTGCATTGTGTTGACGTGATTAGTTCCTACATCACGTTTGACCATCTGTACATACATCCAATGGGTAATATCTATTCCAGCATATGTGATGCTCATGCCTGCTTGTTTCAATTAAACGGTTCCTCCTTTCCAATAAGCATTGAACCTGTCTTTTCTGTCGTTGTACTGCTTAACTTTTGGCGCAACTTTTGGATAAAACTGGTCGTCACCAACTTGCAGAACAAAGCTAAGTTTCGTGAGAAGATCAGCAATATTGTCCAGCTTCTTTCCTAAATCATCTGTACCGCTGCTTTCGCTTTCAGCAACCGCACCATTACCCAAGTTGTGATTGATGTTGGTAACAGCCTGTCCCAATAGTTGCCAAGCACGGCTCGTTTTAGTTAACGGCAGAATTGTTTCTGGACCATCTTCGCCAACAAGCGCATGGATTGGCTGTGTGATCAAGCCACCATTGGCATAGCCTTCAGGGCCACTGACACGAGCAAAAGCAGAACTTCCAGAGCCGTAGATGGCCTTCATGTAGTGAATGCCAGCAAGCAGGTCATCATAACCGTTATAGACATCGTTGTGTCCAGGAAACTTAAACGCATTGAACGTTGGCCCAATGGTCTGGACTAACCCCATTGACGGAATGCCAGCTTTAGCGTTGCTATCCCACAAGTTAATTGCCCTAGGATTACCATTTGATTCACGCTGGATAACGCGCATCCATGCAGCAACTTGATAATCACTAGCATCAAATCCATTAGCCTTTAAAGCTTGAATAACATATGGCTTCCAACGTTGCACGCCTGACCCACCGGGATTAGCACCTAGTGTGTCTTGCAACTTTGCCAGTTCTTTTTTAAACCAATCAACAACACTGCCTGTCAATTTGTTAATAACACCACTGGCTAAGTTGCTAAACATTTCAACACCGCCGGAAATGCCGCTAATACTTGACTTGATTAAATCGGTTACTTTTCCAATAGGGTTAGCAAGCCAATCACCAACGGCTTCCAACTTGTCCCAAGCACCAGAAAAGAATTTGCCAACACCGCCAATGACACCACCTAAGTCATAGTGTTCAACGCCAGCCATATTCATGATGGCTTTGGTTTCTTTCCCATTAAAGACACGGGTGCCTTCTGGTAATAGTCCTGTGGCATTACGCTGTTGACTCATACCGATTTGTCCATTTGGTAGCTGGTAAAGTTCTTTCCAATCAGGTCCAGTACCATCGTTGACCATGACAAGGTGCATCTTTTGGGTGACAGTACCACCAGTGGCAAAGTGAACAGGTGATAGTTTTCTCAGGGCGTCTTTGCCAGTGAACTTCTCCCAAACCCAGTTGATACCGCTAATAGCACCATTGATAACGTTGATAACTGCATTCATGCCATTTGCTGCAGCATCTTTAATGCCATCCCATATGTTGCCGAAGAAAGACTTGAGGCCTGACCACAGGGAACGCCATCCGGAATCTATTTTGCTGTTGCCATCACTTATCCAACCGTGGACTGTTGACATCCCATTTTGAGCGTTTTTCCCAACATTTCCCCAGAACCCGTTCCAATTTTTAGAAGTGTCTGACCAGAAGCTATCCCAACCTTTGTGGATACTGGTATTGGCATTATCAATCCCTGACTTTGTGCTATTCATACCGTTCTGAGCATTTTTAACAGTATCTGACCAAAAGTTGTTCCAACCTTTGCTTGCATTACTCCAAAAGCTGTCCCAATCTTTCTTTATCTGCTTATTAGCGGCATCTTGTTGCTTTTGCTGTTGCTGTTGTGCATTTGAATTTTTCTTATTTACATCATTCCAAAATCCAGTCCAGCCCTTACCAACATCGTTCCAAAATCCATTCCAGTCTTTTTGCGCCTGCTTATTGGCCGCTTCTTGCTGCTTTTGCTGTTTCTTTTGTGCCGCATCTGTTGACTTGTTGATGCCATCCCACCATTTGACTACATTGTTAGTCATTTGACGAGCATCCCAGCCAAGGCCACCTAGCCAACTATCAGCTGGCTTTTTTTTAGCATTCCAGCCATCTGTAAACTTTTTAGCGGCATCGCCGGCCCATTTACCGGCCACTTTGCCAATTGTGGCACCAATTGCGGCGCCCGCGGGTCCACCAAGCATGAAACCGATACCGCCGCCAATTAAGCTGCCAGATGTCTCACCAACAGCAGAAAACTTTTGTCCCACAGTGCCATGCTTACCAAACGCTTTTGTTAAATCCTTTAAGTCACTGATCGCGTCATAAGCAATCACCACGGGAACTGCAATTTTAGCTAGCTTGCTGCCAATGTTCAGTTTACTGAAGTTGGATAGGATTGATTGAGCTAGTTTAGTATCACCCAGCGCTTTCAGACCGCTGTACACATGACCCAATCCTGCTGCAAATTCCAGTGCTTTTTTTGTCATCCACAAACCTGCAATTACTTTGACGGTAGTTTGAATACCAGATTTGTTTTTGACAATATCATCTAGCACATCATGGATAGCTTTTAGCGGGTCTTTCATCGTCTTTGCATTGGAACCACCAACGTTTAGCCAACCAGCAATATCTTTGATTGCAGTTTTGAACAGGGACCAGACTTCTTCGCCAGCAATTTTGGCAATGTCCCACATATCTTCGGCAATACCAGTAACATCTTTTTTATGTGCGGAAACGTAGTCCAGAACGTTCTTGGCCCAATTGGCAATAGTTGCCAGCCCTTTGCCTAGTGTAGTAGCGGCTTTTTGAACAACAGATGATGTCAAAATCCCAGCAAGTGATTGCATGCCACTATTCTTAACATTAAGCAATGGTGCTGCCATTTTAGCCTTGATTGATATCCAACTTCCGGACAGCTGTGCAAGGGCACCTTCGCTAGTTTTTCCAAATTGGTCAAATGTACTCTTGCTTGTTGTTCCAACTTTGTCTACCAAGTTCATGAATTCGTCAGAATTGATTTTTCCGTCAGCAACCATTTTGGCAAATGAAGCTTGACTGACTCCGGCAGCCTTGGCTAATTGTGCGCCTAAGGTAGGAGCCTGCTTTTCAAGCTTGGCAAGGTTGGTTGTTGTTAAATTACCTGAAGCAACGACACGTGTCATCGCTTTAGACAAGGAATCCATGCCGTCTCCGCCTTTGTGCGAAGCCGTGGCAATGCTGGCAATACCAGCACTAATGGCGACAGTTTTTTCTGTGACACCATGTGTCATGGTATCAACGGTGGTTTGCATTTTGTTAACTTCGCCACCGGTTGCACCAGTTTCACTGCGCAAATATGACATTTGGTCGGAAAGAATCTGGATATCATTGGTCGATTTGCCCATGTTTTCCCATGTCATTTTCAGCTTTTCTCCGGCCTCGTTAAGCTCTAGCCCAGACTTTACCGTGTCAGTAATGCTTGAGCTTAGACGTTGCCATCCGCTCGTAATGGCATTGGTGATAAGGCCGCCTTCAACAATTTTGTGAAGCAAACCCGGTGTCTTTTCGGCTTGCTTGTTTGTTCCCGATATGGCTTCCTTAACTCTGTTGAAAACAGATGGATTAGCCTTGTCCATTTCGGTTTGCAAGCCAGTCATTGAAGACTTAGCCTTTGCTAAACTGGTAGCCGTTTCATCAACACGTGTTTTCTGTGTACGCCATGCTTCTGAATCCTTACCACTAGCACTGGCAATCTTATCCAACTCAGCAGACTGTTTAGACAGTTGCTCATTCAGATTGGTAATGGAGAACTTATAGCCTTCCATCTTGGCCTTGTTGGCTTCTTGCTGTTTGCCTTCAGCCTCTAGGCGAGTTACATAGGCTTGATTTGCCCGCGCAGCCGCTGTGTACTCTTGTTGTAAGCCAGCCAACCCAGACTTCTGATAGTCCATGGCCTGTTTGGCACGGTCTTGCTGAGCTTGCATACTAGCAAGTTGTTTAGTAGCACCATCAATATCACGTTGATACTTCAAAAACTGTTGAGCAACATCGGCAGTATTGCCCTTCAACTCAGCTTGTTTGGCTTTTAGAGCGTCAATCTTAGCCTGTTGTGACTCAATAGACTTACCCAGGCCGTCATACTTGGCTTGAGCAGCGCCAACTGCATCACCAGCAGATTTCATCTCGGCTTCTTGCGCTTTCCAAGCGTTTTGGCTGGAACGAACAACCGCTGTTAATGATTTGACGGATTCACTTGCCGACAATAGATCAAGGGCAATCTTGGTGCTCATTGTTGCGTTAATTTGTTGTGCCACTTAAATCACCCTTTCTCTTGGTATTGTTGCCACATAACTGCCGGATCAATTGGCCGATCTTTCTTATCCTTGGCGGACATCATTTCCAGCATTTCAAAATAGTCCGCATCATCAAAATCCTGCATTGACCAGTGGAAATACATGACTGCTTGCTTTTTCATCAATCTAAAGTCCTGTAGCTGATTTTCAAGCTCATAAACTTTGACGGCTGGATTAATCTTTGCTTTTGCTGGCGTCTTGCTTCTTGGCAGCTAAGTCAATGTCTTCATCACTCATGCCCATCATGCGTTCAAAAGTGTAATTAACTGCTTGAATAGTTTCAGCGAATTCTAGGTCCCCAAGCTTTTCTGTTTCTTGCTTGTTAAGGCCTAAAACCGTGGTCAAGAAATCGATTGAGTCATGTAACATATCGCGTTGCATTTTAATAATTTCTACCGGTTCCATATCGGCAACATCGTCTGCCTTGGCCATCAGTAACTGTAAGTCGTACATCTTTTCCATATTCCGATTGGTTGTCTTGACTTCGTGTACACGGTTGCTAAGTTGACTAACTTTAATTTTCATTGGTAATACCATCCTCTGTATTTAATAAGGTCGCTGTGGTGAATCGGACACCACCAAGTTCACCAGAAAGCGACTTTTGAGCATAAAAAATAGCGCACGTTAGTGAGCCATTCATCAGTTGTTGCTATGAAATTGTGTCAGATTGCGTCTGTCAGCACCGGCTTATTTGCCTAATGATGAGGATGTCAATACGTATCCGCCGAACACTTCTTTGTACATGTTGGCTTTATCGAACTTGCTATCAAGATCACTGTAAATCTTGTACGGCTGGTTATTGAAAGCCACAGTAGAAAGTGCCGTGTAAGTTAAAGTGTCATCTACACGTTGTTCTGCTGCCGCATCAGTCTGAATGTTAGCTGCGGTTTCGGTCATGATGCCATCGCCAAATCCATAATAGACGAAGTGCAACCGATCAATGGTTTGGGTGGTAATAAGCAAGGCCACATGAGCCTTCAAATTTTCATCGGTCCAGCCGCCCTTTTTGTCACTTACAAATCCTTTGATTTGCTGCTTGATTGTATGATCCAAATTGTTAATATCCAAAGCCACTGTTGGTTCTGAAGTACCAACGGTAACGTCTTGGACGTTGTTGTTGCCATAAATCTTAGCAATTGTGCCTGCTAAGCCTGTAATGTTGGCCGTTTTAGCACCTAGATCTTTGTGATCGACAGTATAGACACCGTCTGTACTTAGTCCTGTATCAGCGCCAGAAATTAACTTTTGTTGTGCATCAACCAAAGCTAGCTGAATTTGATATAAACCTACTGTTGCCATTTGAATGCCTCCTAAATATTCTTTGTTCTACTGAAATAAAATGTGTTAAAAAGTTGCTGTGTGTCTGGGTCTAATGTTCGTTGTCTAACCGCGGCTACCTGCCAATGTTGATGAGTAAAAGCCTTCATCATGGCGATCTCAATGATTTCGGGATCAGAATCGAGCAATTGTGAGTACCAAATCTGTACTTCTACTTCCTGATTTAATGCCCAGAAATCATTGTTACCACGGGCGGTAGGATCATCAGCAGCATCAGTAATCAGCACGACTGTTGTGTTCAGATTATCAACTAATTCTTGCGGCAGGTTGTTGCCTTCAACTACATCAATACTGGCAATCCCGGCTTGGTTAAGCATCGTTACCGCATCATCTACGGCACTCATTTATCCCCACCACCATTCGCTTTGGCAATGATTGCCTGATACTTCTCAGCTTCAGCGGCAAATACAGCATCTTTGGCATCGTCACGGGCATTATCAACAAAGTGATCACCGCGAATATACTTGGTGCCATCATTCAAGAAGCGAGCAATGTAGGCTTTATTGTGGAACCCAACCGTTGAACTTCCATTATGGTCACCGTCAATATCTCCCGCAGCACTACTGATGTCCTCACTCAAATGTCCATGCTTACCGCCGTCTCCCTTAGTATTTGGGTGTTTTTCTTTGGTGGTCTCTGCTAGTTCCTTGGCGTAAACATCAGCACCAGCTTTAGTAATCTTCTCTTGGTCAGATATAGAAAGCTGTGCGGCCTTTGATACTTGCTCAAGCCATTGCCCAAGTGCCTCATCCATGTCCACGGTTATGCCCCCTTAGTTGTTTTGACTAGGGTCAGATAGTCATAACGAATAGCATCATTACTGTCGTCCGGGCTAATGTCTGAAATGTCATACACAATCCCATCAAGACGTGCCTGTTTCTGACTAGCATTTCTAGTATCGTGCCTGACAATAACTGTGATTGAATTGTCCAAACGTGTGCCCACAAGCGTGTACTGCTGGGTGAGTGTCCGCGTCTGCTGCTTGAAATGCAGACTATAATTCGGAACAAAGCTAGTGATATTAATGCCGGCACCAGTCTTGTGTGATTTTGGAGAGCCAAGATCAACCTTGCGGCTGAAATCGGCTACTTTAAATTTAGCCATCAGCCCCACCAGCCTTTGCTGCTTGATCACGCTGAATCTTCCAACGAATACTGTTGATCATGTAAGCATAGCTGGGTGGATAGGCCTTGTTTTGATCAGATAGTGTGCCTCGTGAGTAATACATGAAGTCCACCAATACACGTACAGCTTGGTTAAACAATGGGTATTTCCTGTATATACCAACGTCAATCGTGTCATCGATGGCCCCAATGATTGCTTCTTCTGCGGTACTGATCATACCGGCAAGAACCGAAGCATCCCCATTGGTATCAAGATTAAGGTATTGCTGCATGTCTTCCGGGGTGACTCCCAGGCCAGCAAGGGACTTGTCTGTCATATTCAGCCCTCCCTTAATAGCCGCCCGTCATTATCGGCGAATTGTTTATTTCTTAGGCGACTAATAATCGTATTACTTACCAAGACCGGAACCAGGTACATCTGTATTGGTCACAAAATATCCGGCATTGCTATCGGCCTTTTGGACGCCAAACCGAAATGCGGCGCCAAGATATTTACCGTAGATCTTGCTGTCCTCCCATGCCAGAGTGACCTGCTGACGATCCGTAAACAGGACACCACGCTTCAGATCACCAACGAATGCTTTTTGATCACCGGCAAGAGAGCCGAGAAGAGTATCACCAACAACATATACGGGGACACCAAGAATCGTGCCCTTTGCAGTTCCGTCAGTAATAGAATCGGACGCATCATGAAGCAAGTAACGCCCATTCTTATCTTTCAACGTATCAAGCGTATTGAACAAGGACTGAGTAACCACAAGCGCACGGCTATATGCTGGATCAAGATCAACGTTAAGGATGTGCTTAAGGCTATCTACAAGAGTATCAGTGGTTGTTTTCTTGGCCGTGAACGACTGCAATACAGGCGCAATCATCGCGTTGTAGGTATTGACGGACTTTTCGTTGATAGACTGACTAACAAGTGCGGTCAAGTCCACTGCTGAATCAGCAATAGCTTCCTCAGACAGAGGGATTGCGCCACGGTATGTGCTAACAGACCAATCCACATGTTCAAATTCAGGTTCAGCAAGTGCTGGATTCTCAGCCAGCTCTGCCACACTGGAAAAACGATCGGTTGCCCGTTTCAAAATAGGGTACGTTCCCTTGGGAGTGGTAACTGGGGTCTTGGTAACCAAGGTAGACAGATCCACAACCGAATTTACTTCTGCGGTAGGGTCATAAATAATTTCTTCCGGAATCAGCACGCCTGCTTCGGTCGAAGTGACGTGACTGGCTGCGTTTTCAATCACCTTGCCATGGCTATGGATGTAGTCATTGATAGCTTTCTTCGTGGCGTCAATTGGCTTCTTCTTTAAGTCGGTACCAGTCGGATTAGCCTTGTCTTTTGGCTTGTCAGAGTTAGAATCATCCTTCTTTTCAGCTTCAAGGGCTTTAATCTGATCGTTAATAGCGTCCCGACGCGCCTTGGCAGCGGTCAAGTCATCCTTGATCTTTTGAAAATCATCCACAGATGCGTTTTCATCTTGTAATTTTGCGTTGAGCTGAGCGTTTAGGTCGGCACACTTGGCGCTAACTTCATTAAAAAGCGTTTGTAATTTGTCCATTATTGGACCTCCTTTTTTTCATAAAAAATAGCCAGCTTCTTGTTTAGCAGATTGTTCTGCTTTGGAAGTTGACTACGTAGCTTGTTGTTTTCATCTTTCAGGTTCTTAATTCGTTGAACTGCTTGATGTGGAATAATCGGACCCACAGCGTTTACAATTGGCGTATCGAAGTCTAGCTTTTCATCTGCCAATCCTAGTTCAACAGCTTGATCAGCGTCTAGCCATGTTTCTTTATCCATTAATGCTAAAAAGTCATCGGCAGGTTTCCCAGTCTTTGCAGAGTACAGGCTTGCAATTGCACTATCGGTAGTTTGCAGCATTCCAGAAGCGGCATCCATCTCGTGAGAGTTTCCACTAGCATCACTTGATGCGCGATGAATCATCATCTTAGCACCGGGCGCCATCTGAACCTTATTGGCACCCATAGCAACAATTGTTGCAGCAGAGTACGCATTTGATACGATCTTTGCCGTTACATTGCCTTTATAATCACGAAGTGCGTTGCATACTTCTGTAGCTGGGTCAACTTCCCCGCCATCTGACGCAATTTCTAATACAACATCAGACCCGTCATTTGGAAGTGATTGAACAATATCGGATGGAGATGTTGCAGTCATTCCGAACCAATCACGATAAATAGGGGCAGAATCATCGCTTGTAATGTAGCCCTTAACAGGAATAATCACTCGTCATCACCTCCCTTCACTTGTGTAGTAAGTGGCTCGAACTCAGGCAAGTTATCCGGCAAAAATCCAGACCGGGTGAGTATAAATTGTGCCTGTTCTGCACCTAGCACCCCGGACTTGGCAAGATTTGATACCTGGTTGATCAGTGTTGAGTCGTCAACATCCAACATGTCTTTAATATCTAGCTCAAGGTCAGGCGCATGCATCTTCAAGCGCAACTCATCCACGATTGGATTTACATATGAGTTTAAGTTTGCCAGATATGTTGCCTTGATCTGGTCAATGTTGGAATGTTGGCTTTCAGTCGATGTGCCACCACCCAAAATGTCGCTGGGTACACCAAAGGCCTTGGAGATTTGATCAGCAGAGTACGCTGAATTGTCAGCCAAGGCCTTAAATACATCCGTCTTCATTTCAAGCTGGGTGTAATCGAACCCATCGGGTAAAACCATCAAGCGGCCGGAGTTATCACCGGTATTTGCCTTCTCGAACTCTTCACGAGCCGATTCTAAGTCTTTGCCATCGCTTAAATAGTTGCTGATTGTAAGCTTTCCGGCAGGATTAATCTGATTTTCCATGGCACTCATGTTACTTTTCGAGGCTTTATCGTCCAAATTAAGGGCGTTTTGTAAGCTTTCTAAAGGTGATCGACCAATCAAATACCGATATTGTGGGTCTGGCATGAGCCTAAAATGTAGCATTTGGTCCTGCCTAAGCACCATTTGGGGACGATCATTGCTCTCCAAAACCGTATAAACAATGCCTATATTGCCTGGTAAATAGTTAATTTGGACGTCAGAGTTAGGGATATGCTCCAGATTCTGCCCAACTAACGGGATATAGTCGTTGCCTGACAAACACAGCTGCATCAACGCACCTTGCCAAAAAGAAAACCGGCCTATCAAGCTGCTAGGGCTTTCAAGTCGGTTCAGTGTTGCAGTATTTTCAGTTTTGAAGTGTGCCGAGGCAACATCGCTCGCGATACGGTTGATCACACTATAAACATTAGTGTTTTGCAAAGCGGACAGCGCTGAAACATAAGAAAGTTGCATACCGCCAACCGTGGTCGTGAAAAAAGCAGAATTGCTCGGATATACCATATTTTTGGCCTTACGTTTGTTGAAATTTCTAGGGGTTAGAAGTCCCATTTAACTTCACCCCCTTTCTTTGTCCAGAATGTAAGCAACTAAACACAGCTCAAAGCCTGCAACTAGATAACCAATAACAACGTTAAAAGTGAATGCTGCTACCGCAATCAGTGCCAAGCCAGTGATAAAGATCATCACCGTGCCCCAACTGCTGAAAAAATTGCTAATAATCTTTGCCATTATTTACCACCTCCAAACATTGCCTTGAAAAAGTCACGTTTTCCCTGTGCGTCCAAATCATTCAACGGGTTATATCCCTCATCATGATAGTTTTCGAAGTAGAATTTTGCCTGCGCATGAGCATTAATAAGCGCATCAGTCGTATCAATATGATCACTTGTGCGGTTTTGACGGTCAATCTTGACCGAACCGCCGCGATCTTCTACCAACACAGCGTTGTTCAGCCCATCGATTAGCAATGGATCGTTCAACATCGAAATATTCCCATTGATAAACAGATTTTGAAAATCCTTGGTAGGTTCATTCAACTTGAACGAGGTAGGAGGCAAAGGAAACCATTGCCACTGCGGCTGATAATGCTCCAGTTTCTTTTCTAGCCATTCACCATGGTTTGGATCGGCAATGATGAATTTTACCTTAAGCCGATGTTGATTAACATAATCAACCAACCACTGGTAAACCTGTTCGGTGTTGATGACGCCTGATGCAAGATTTGTGATGTCAACGAAGCCTTCATCTTGCAATTTAAGGTAATCTAATCCGTCCTGTTTCGACTTGGCTTCAATGGTTTTTGCCTGTGCGAAGGGAATAAAGCTGTGCTGCTGAACATGAAACATGTGTTTGTCATGATCGGTGTACGGATAAATGAAGCCAAAAGACGTATTGTCATTGGTCTGTGATCCGTCAAATCCAATAAACACATCGCGTCCATTCACATCGAAATGGTCAATAATACTGCGTTGAATGTTGTCTAGGGACAAATAGCTGTTCTGAAATCGCCGGCTCCACAGATTAAGGGACTTATTGACGAAGGTTTCTAGCGTTCCTTCTCGTTCGTTGTCGTTGCGGTCTTGATTAAGAGCCTTTTGAAGGTTGTCCCGTTTGCTTTTAGGCAGCTCAAGCAGATTAGGATTAGATTTAGCCCATGTTTCGGGTTCAAATACCTCATCCTCCGAGTCCTGAGAATAAATTACTTGAAACACGTTGTCAGCGTCTCGAACGGCGTCATGCTCAATGGCAGCCCTAGTTACGTCTTCATCATTCTTAAACTTGACCTTGATATCAGGGTAAGCTGTTGAAATCTTGACAAACATTCGGTTCTTAATGCCATTTTGACCGGATGTAATCTGCTTCAGGGTCTCATTCAAGGCCGGCCTTAAGTTGCCAATTTCATCATAAACAGCGATTGCATTATGGAAACTATCGAAGCCACCGCCTTGTGAGGTGCCTTTCCGGATTGTGTTCTTGGTGTTTTTTGCGATAACTTGCGTGGTTTGAGCTTCCACGCCACGGTCTCTAGCATCATCTGCAAAGTCCGGCAGGGATAAAATTGTCTTCGCCTGCAAAGACACGTCATTGAACAGCTTGGTTGCATGTTCACTATCGTAACTGGCCACTAGCAAGTCCTGTGATGTCGCATTCCAGCATACTACAAAGTAGTAGAAATTGATCAGGATAGAAGCAAGCCAAGTTTTGCCTTGCTGCCGAGCAATAGATATGTTGGAAGTTGTGAATCTGGTACCGTTGTCTAGGGTGCGCCAACCAATCAAGCTATCAAGGATAAAGGATTGCCATTTGAATGGTTGAATTTTCTTTGAGGTATCGTCTGGATTGGGCAGCAACCGTGAAAAGTATTCAATTGCGTTCACCATGTCCGAGTTATATTGGTAGGGGAAATCATCGTTGCCAATTCTAAGCAAATCGTTTAAGTGCCGAATACATGCAAGCTGAACGTCTCTACCAGTCATGTATTTATTGGTGAACATAACATCATAAGCGTATTTTGTTCCTGGATCATGATACTTATCTAACAGTCCTTGGTAATCTGATTGGTACGGCTTTACGTAGCCGCGAATATCTTGCACACCGGTAAAATCAAACGTCCGCACCAAACCCAACCTCCTTCAATGGACTATTTTGCTTAGGCTTTTCTGGCTCTTCGACAGTTATCTGACGTAATCCAGAATCAAATGTAAGGCCCAAATCATGTCCTAACGACTTCATGTTTTTTACACAAGAGTCCATCTGTATCGCTCCGGGAGAACGTTTAACAGCAACATTGTCATTGTCATAGATCCACAACCCTTGCTGTTCAATCAGCTGCTCAGACTTGATGTAAAGAGCGTAATAACGGCAATACAATTCAAGTGCTGGCTGATCTATCTTTTTAAGATAGCCAATTTTCTTTATTTCCGGAACAATCGCCTTCCAAAGACGCGATGCTTCATCATCAAGATGAGCTGGCGGTGTATTCTGGATCTCCTTAAGATCATCATCATCAGCTGTCACGGCATTTGAACTTTTTGAGTGCAATACTGTCAATTTTGGTTGATTTTCAGGCAAAAAACACACCTCCTTTCAGCATCAGAAACCGCTATTTATTGGGATTCAAGTCTAAAAAGCCGAAATTTTTCAAAAAATGGGTTTTCGGCAAATGGACACTGGTGCGTGAGGTCCCCGGCGAGCAACATAGGGGCCCCCGTTATTTTTTGTGAGTGAGAATCCATGCTGATATTTTTTCTCGTGTCCATTTTGTCGCAGTGTCAAGATTTTCTACTCGTGATTGTGATTTATATATCTTGTCCTCAAGCTGTGTCTTCCAATAATGACAGCCTTTGCACAGTACCCATAGGTTGTCATGAGCCAAGCACTTGCTTCTGTCAATCCTCAAAGGCACGATGTGATCAGTGACTAGATAGCCTGGCTTGTCATAGGTCTTGCCACAACATGCACAAGTGAAGTAGGCATGAGCTTTGGCATCGCGTGCGGTGTGTTCCCATATCTTCGACTTATAGAATGCAGCAGACTCTTTGTCGCGCTTGTACTTGTCGTAGTATGATGTGTCACGTTTAACGTGCTTTGTGACATCAGCATAGTTAGGCTTATAAAGGGATGCATGCACTGTGCAGTATGGATTCTCTTGGCTATAAGGGATTACATTGTTGCATCCAGCCTTGCGGCATACCTTCACACGCATGTGCTAGTCCTCATGTAATCCGATGATGATCCCAAATAAGATAAACAACGCCAGCAAAGCAATCATCACTATTAGTGGCGCGAATACTAGCAGCCAACTCCATGCGATCAAGCCGAATAACTTGGCCATCACGAATATTAGTGTAAGCAGTAATAAGAAATTGCACATGCTAAATTGCCTCCGTGTATTGTTTGATCTTGTCAACCTGCAAGTCGCACCATTCATCATGTGTTCCGTCTGGTTTGTAGACTGTTACGACTGGGAACGATTGATAGCCACATTTACGGAAACGTTCAATATCGCGCTCGTCAGCCGTCACTGTTTGAACTCTCATCGCTTTCGATAGCTTAGCCACCGTATGCTGGCACTTCTGACAGCCGAGTTTAACATAGACAATTGCCTGCATTTTTCTTCGTTCTTCCCTCGTTAGTTCTTCAATAATAACTCGCTCAGTCCGACTAACGTAGCCGTAGCTGAGTCTTCTCATACCCGACATAGCTTACACCGCCAACTCAAAAGAGAAGCCACGGTTGTGTTTGAGCTTGCCACGAAGGCACTCGGATACATGGCTCTGGTTTAGTCCAAGAAGCTCCGAGGCTTTCTTTGCGCTACCAAAAAAATAGTGATGTCCTGAGCTGGTCACTACATAGACTGGACACTCGTTCGCTTTCGCTACGCGCTTGTTGCGGGTACCGTACATGTTGTTATAAAGTGCTGAGCACCATTCAAGATTTGATAACACATTGTTTGTCTTGTTTTCGTCTTTGTGGTTGACCTGCGGAAAATTGTCGGGGTTATCCAAGAACGCCGTAGCCACGAGACGGTGGATAAGCTTATATTCAATGTCTCCGTCTCGACATAGAGCAATCTTACGATACCCCCGGCCGCTTGAGCCACCAACGAGCACCGTTCCTTTTATGCGGTGCCCTTGTGCGTCTTCGCGATCAAGGCTTCTTACTCTTCCCATATTGCTAACTTGGTAGATGCCTTCAAATCCTTCAATGTCTTTCCAAATCTCATTCTCTTTTTTAAACATAGTAAATCGCCCTCGTATCATGGTCAGAATATTCAATTAGTTCAAATGTCTTATGAGCAACAACTCCGAGATCATCTGTCCACTTATCCGTAGGTTTTCTCGTAGACATCTGCCTTTGAACGAATCCACCTAAATCCTTGCTCATTTCACTGTGCATGTGACCCGTTATCAATTCGCGGTTCTGTGCCGTGCCTAACATGAAGCCGAACTCATCGAGGTATTTTGCAAGGTAGTTGTTCTTACCTTTATCACCATGAGTGGCGCCAATGAAGTTATGGCCTAACATTGTGCCTTTGTAATGCTTCAGTGATATATCCCAAGTGATGTTCGGCTGGTTGCTGTAGGCACGTTTCAATAGACGCGCAAACATATATCCAACTGACGGGTCGTGATTACCTGGTGCATACATGACCTCACACTCATTGGCATTCTTAATAATCGCTTCAATCAGTGTCTCGAAGTATTGTTCCATTTCGTTCACAGTCTCGCCTAGGTCAGTTGTTTCGAGCTGTGTGCCCTTTGCTGTGGTTGAGTTGATATTGTCCACGTGAGCAAGATCGCCGCCCAGAATGAGCAATATTTTGGCGTAGTGGCCGCGTTGAATGATTTCTAGTTGCCGTTTAAGAGATTCCGCATAGACGTCGAATGTGTGACCGTTGAAATGCGTGTCAAATGCAGGAATGACCAGATAGCGATCTGATTCCACAAAAATAGGAGCCTTAGCTTGGTATGGCTCCTTGTGTGTGATGATGTCATTCATCAATGATTCGTATTGTTCTGCTTCGACTAACGGCCTAATTTGTATCTTGCTTTGATACAACGTTGCTTCAGGCGTTTGCTTCCAGAAGTTGCTTGTAGCACGTACAAGCTCCCACTTGGTGTAATCATACCCGTGAGCTTCCAGAACCTCTCTAGGCGTCATTTTGTGGCCCCTGACAACCTTTAGAATGGTTTCACTGGACTGCGTACCGTCTGAATCGTATTCATTCTTCAGTGGCTTCTGAAATTCGATACCAAGCCTTTTCGCTTTACCTTGAAGCGCATCATAGCTAATTCCGAGCTTGTCGGCCGTTTCTCGTCTAGTAAAGCCTTCAGAGGCGAGCTTCCTAATGTCACCGATCTGTTCATCTGTCCATTGCATCTACTCGCCTCCTAAAATATAATGTCCGTGAGCAGTTTGATGACGCTGCTCACATTCTCATGAAGAACTTCCCGAGTTCTTAAGCCCTCGGATTAGGCCCCGAAAGCTTTTTTGTTGCTTAAAAAATTTCGATGAGTTAGAATTAAATTGTTCCCAACAGATACTCATTTTCACTCCTTTGTAATACCCTTTCTTTAGGCTCTCGGCCCCCAACCGAGGGCTATTTTAGTATCTTCTATAAGGAATGTGCTAATATATATATGTGAGCAGTGGCCTTTCTCCTCCAAGTCAACCGCTGCTGCTCACACAAGTATTCCGTTTTTTCATTCTTTTGGCCCTTGGACTGGTCTCTGAGGGCCTTTTTGTTGCACAAAAATAGCACCTCACCGTTTGGCGGAGTGCTTTAGTAAATAAAAAGATGCCAAAGCGTCATATTAGCTCTCTTGGTTTGTAGCACTAGATTTCGAAACGGCTGCCTTAAGCATATTCCCAGCATCGGTCGGACGTTCAGCATAAATTAACTCTGAAGGATTATTGGGATTAGCGTATGGTGGATTCAGCGTTCCCGAAATAAATTCAGCTAACTTATTTGATTCTAAATCAACGATTGCCATCTGGATGCTTGTCTTCTCAATGTTAGAAAAAACTGGCACTTTGCTAAATGCGGTTGCTACCCATCCAGTATTGTCTCCCTGCACTCTACCATCTACAGCAATGAATGCTTTTGGTCCTGGAACTAACGGCCAATGGTCTGAATTCCGAAGCAGAGTTAGAGCTAGCGGAGAACTTCTGTCTATTAAATTCAAAATGCTCTTGTTCTTAGAAAAAGTGCTTCCCCAATCTTTTTCATTTGCAAGATTACCCAGATAATCAGACATAATATCCAACATATCATCATCTGATGGAGCATCTGACAGTAGGGAGACTATTTTCGAATAGATACTCAGTCCGTACGGATTTGTGAGGAGAGAACTCAACCTGTGAAGGCCCTGCTCTTGATCATCGGTCTTTTGTAGATATTCTGCCAAAAGCAAAGTCTTCTTCATGTCATCCAAACGGTCTTTTAAATGATCCCCCGTATCCACAAGATCAAGGATCAGATCTCCCCATTTGCCGTTTAAGACGTCTACCGCCAGCTGCTTTCCTTTCGACTTGGCAGTATCGACCACTGCTGACCTCACATCCTTACTATCAAGCTTTTTCTGCTCTATTCTCTTATCCAAGCTCATTTTCTCAGCATGCAAAAGATATTCTGGATGCTCAATCATGGCCCGAATTTCCGCTTTCTTGTCCATTTCGTATCACCTCACAAAAATAGTACCCCAGCATGAACTGGAATACTACATTGAGGTGATTAAGTGAGCACTGCGCAGCCGTTTTCCGCCGGCCAATCTGGTGCACGTTTGATAGCGCAATGTGGCATGCGGGAATCGAACCCGCCTGACTATCACGGTCAGTCCTCATTGCCACGCCTTGCCACAGCTTTATCATCACTGAGGCTCGGAGGAAAAATGCGGTGTCTCAGGTTTCTCACCTTTGGCACAATACCATAATAAGACGTAAAAACAGTTGAAAGGTCTCACAAAGGTCTCATCTCGATTTCAACCAATGGACAAATCTCGGCGAATGCAATTAGCGCTTCTCGTTTTGTTCGATAATACTGGGCTTTTGATAAAAAAAGCTTGTCCATTATTTGCTTGTCACTATATCGTTTGGTTAAGTAAGAGCTTGTTAGTATAATCCGATGATTCTCTGATTCCAGAGATTCGATAGCGCCTTCACAGCACGCTATATAGTACAGCTCGTCAGCGTGCGATACGAGCTTGTCCTCGGCTTTATTTCCATAGCTGGGTGACTTGGGCATGCCGTCCATCACGGGGCTTCTGAGCGCTATTTTGGTGCGTTGAGCGAGCCGCTTGTGATGCCAGTAGTTCCCCAAGACCTCTTTGGCGTTTTCAATCGTTTTGTCATGATCAATTGGGCTAAAATATCTCGTTGCTCGCACCACTGCGTCCACTCCTTATGGTATAATTTGTCTGGGCTTGTAGGATAAGCGTGCCGTGATGGTGCGCTTTTGTTATACTGTTTTCGGAGGCATTTCAATATTATAAAATCAATTAAAAATGTTGTTGTCTACAGTGCCTCCAGCGTGCCCCTCATAAGGTGCGCTTTTTGTTTGCTCGAAAAAAGGCAGACCATTGTTTAAACGTGGTAGCGGCCGACTTGAAGACTGGATAAAGTGCTTTTACGAATCCGTCCATGTTGTGCTCATCTTTCCTGCGTTCATACCTAATACGTGCTCGCATGACTGCTCGATGTCTGTCATTCATTTATTTTCCTCTTTTCCAGTTAGCCCACATCCACATTGCAGCGCCTGAGATTAGCAGCATTACGGCAATCATTGCTTTCCCTCCCTGATTACATCCGAAATGTCCCAAAGCGCAAACAAGATTGCTGATAATGTCAGAAAAACATATGTTTTATAGTATCCGTACACCAAAGTTTTCTCAGGTATAAATGAAACCACAATACATAAAATGAAACTAATCCATGACACGAAACGGTAAGGCCTTATTTTCATTGTTTTCCCTCCAGCCTGCGTCCGCACATCGGACAATAATTAATCATGATTGGATCATCGACCTCAGCATTATCAAAGCCAACAGCTTCGCATGTGTGTATTGCTGCACCGTTTATTTTTTTAGGCTCGATTCTATCCCATTCATTTCCACCAGTCATACCGATTCGAAGGAAGTTGCCAAGTTCTGATTCAATGAGCTTATGTGGCTCATGACAATATGGACAGTTTTTCTGGTTCTCCGTAAAGGAGGTCGGATTCGACCCCTTTTCCACTTTTTCAGTCATTGCTTGCCCTCCAATAGCTGTTTGTCCTCAAAGATATTTCCAATGACCTCACATGTTTCAACACCACTTTGAAAAATGGTTGCAAGTGCATTTGCATCATAATTCCACGCTGCCGGTATGCCTGCCAAATCAAACGCTGGGTAGTCTTCATCGCCAAACCATTTTACGATTGCTACATATGATTCACCGTCTTCTCCGGTTGTGACTCTCAAAATATCGCCTTCGTAGATTTCTCGGCCGTTCTTGTCTTTGAGCCCAGTGTATTGCATGAGTTCATAGCTATCCGCAAGTTGTAATTCTGCATCATCCGCATCTTCGATAAGGCTCCAGAATCCGCTTGGGCCAAAATTCATAGCGGCAACATCAACCATAACTTTGTCTTTTTTGTTCCATGCTCTGAACTTAATCTCTCGTTTCATTTCTCCGCCTCCCAATGTCGCGTGATGTATTCTTACTCAAATTTGATTGCTGGCATGTTCAGGTGCTCAATCAAGCCAAGGCGTTCCAACCGCTCATAGTTGAGACGCTCGCAGTATAAATCTGCTTCGTACTGAGACTCGAATTCCTTGATTTTGGTTTCGCCATTGCGGCCCACAATCTTGAATTTCATTTTTTTATCCGTCCTATCCAGTTGGCTCATTTCTTCAAAATGTTCGCTCATTTCTCCGCCTCCTATAAGATGTCTCCGTCTACCAGAAGCATTGTAGGTACCTTAGCGTCCAAGTCTTCTTTAACCTCCTCGTAGGTGAGATTATCTCCGTCTTCCGTTTTTGAAGAAGCAATACGATGCAGTGCTTCTTCACGGGTTAACTCATTAAACTTTTCGGGATCATCATTATCCCCATACATTTGACGGAATAAATCAAGGGCTTCGTTAGTGTTGTTAGCAACGATCAAACTATAGAAAGGTTCTTCTGTTTCGTAGTATTTCATTTTTCTTCCTCCAATTCCACGATTTCCCCGGTTCCCTCGACACGCCAGATACCTAGCACCCATGCACGGGCAAAAACGTCTTCGCTGACGCGCGTTTCACCATCAAGCCCATCCTTTAACGAATGGTGCTTCCTTTTGCACCATATCAACCATTCACTAACGTCTTTCGGAATCACCGGCAGATCATCTGGCAAGGCAGTGTCATAACGATCTCGAGTTGATGCAATAATATTTCTAAGGTTTAATCTATCAGCCACACCATCGGTCGATATCTCATCAATGACCATATCTGCAGAATACATGTAGCTCTCCAACAGTCCTTCGAACACGTCCCGCTTCGTCTCATTGCTCATCGTCAGTCACCTCTTGGCCATTAATTAATGGTGAAAATGCCATGGCACCATAATCTATTCCGCCTTCATGATAAATAGTCGGCTCAAGTTTCCCAGATTCACCTAGCGTAAGCATGATTTTTGGCTTCATGGCCTTTAGAATAAGACCACGATCTTTTTCACTAATAGGGACGTCTGGAGCGTTAACAAACCTGATAAAGCCGGCATGTTCGTTAATCATCCACAATCGTTCAATATAATCCGTGTTTACATAGTCACCGCTGTCTAGCTTAATCAGCATCGTCAGTCACCTCTTCTTTCTCGCAGTCTTGCAAGCCGTAATCTTCGATCTCTGATTCGGTGAACTGAGCCAATGAATCACTTTGGGCTTTGCTATGAAGAAACCATGCTACGGTTCCGGGATGAACCGTAGATCGGTATGCTTGAGCAAAATACTCATGCTTCTTCTTATCGACAAGCACTTTGTAGACCAGATACTTCTTCTTCACGGTGTAGCCGTTGACGTAAGCATTCATCAGTAGCTCTTCTAAGCCATTAGAGTTACCACAATGATCAGTAATATACTTTGCTGGCCGTATATCATCATGCGCCTCCTTAACGACCTGGGCTTGTTCTTTGCTTAGCACTACCTTTTTAGGCTCATCAACGAACGTGACAACGTGGCCACCAGAGTTTCTTGCCACTTCGGTTGCTAAATCTTTATCGAGCGTTACTGGCACATCAACATTCGAGAAACTAAAAAATCCGTTTGTTTCACCAAAGTCCCAGTATTTTCCTTCATCGTTCTTTACCGCGTACAGTTTTTCTTCGCTCATTTTTCGTCCTCTACTTTCTTGATAATCAGTGGTTCCGGAATATCGACCTTAATGTTGTCGCCACGGCTGTTGTGCGATTCCGTGTGCTTGGCCATGTTCTCGTTTATCCAGCGGATACACTGAGATTGATACTTGGCTCGGTAATACTCGGTTCCTGTGTTAAAACCTGCTACTACGTACATTTGTGTGCCTCCAATAGTTTCACAGCATCGTCTGCCGATCTGCATACTCCGTAAATTACTTTTGTTCCTGATATAGCGGCCGCAAAACGTTTTTGATCTTCACGAAGTCTTCCTTTTTCGTTTTTGCATTCAACCAGTACAGCACGTCCGTCCGCCTTACGGACCGCCGTAATATCAGGCCACCCAGGCGGTGGTCCTGCGTTGAAAAGTCTTCCGTCCACAGTTCTTACAGTTCCTACGTTCGTTCTAGCGACAATGCAACCGTGTTCCGATAGTGCCAGCATGATTTCTGATTGAATGGCATGCTCTGATTTCATATATCCTCCTTAAAATTAGGACGTGACGGATAATGTGACGGATGATTAGAATCCTCTAGGCCTACTCTCGCAACGCTTCTAATCTGTTTGTGACGGATGTGACGGATGAATCGAAAAACAAAGTTCATACTATACTTTTTTAATATTTACCTATATATACTTTTTAACTATTCATCCGTCACAAGAAAGAAATATAGGCTAAAGCCTTACAGCCGTAAGGGTTGTCGATAAAATTCATCCGTCACACATCTTTCATATTTTTGCCCAATTTAAGCGCGGATCGGTTTTTTCTTTAATTCCTAAATACATCCGCCCGTTTCGCTTTCTAACGTATTCGAATTTCTTCTGCATTTCTGCACCAAACTTTTGTTTGCGCATCTTGTACTCACCCGATTTGTCGCACCAGTCAACATACGTTTGGTAAAGCTGACCAGCGGCGGCCTGATATCCGGGCCCTTTTTCACAGCAATCATTGACAAACAGTTCAAGAACATCCATTTCTGTTCGATACTCATTGCTTGCATCCTTCACACTCTGCGGCGGCTCTAACCCTTCGCGCTGCCACTTAAGTGCTCCATCAACTGCCCAATTTAGAATCCCGATTGATTCACGTTCAAGCTTGTATGTGAGTCTTTTGTCTACCTGATCCACTGGCACTTGATGAGTAAATGGAATCAGCATCAACCTCCGCCAGATACCATCATCTGTTCCTCGAATAATTGGCTTGTGGTTAGTTGACAGCCAAAGCTTGAATTCTGGTTTGAATTCGAACTCTGATCCGTATAAAAAACGTGCGGTAACAGATTCTCCTCCGGTTAACTCTTTGATAAGTCCTTCATCTAGTCGGACGCCTTCATTTGGTTCACTTGCAGATACCAGACGAGCTCCCTTTAGTCTTGCAATATCGCTGTTGGCACCCCCACTAGACTGCTGAACCATAATTGATTTAGCCTGCATCGTGCGTGAATAACTTCCGGCTATGTGTTTGATAGTATCCATGAAAACAGATTTACCATTTCGCCCTGATCCGTAAAGGATGAACATGACCTGCTCTTCAACTGATCCTGTCAATGAGTACCCGACTGCTTTTTGAATATAGTCAATTAATTCATTGTCTCCATTGAAAGTCTGATTCAAAAAGGCTTGCCATTCAGGACACTCAACAGTGTCTGAATATTCAACGTTTGATTTCTTTGAGAACATTTTCTTGATGTCATGCTCGTGAAGAGTCCCATCAGATAAATCAATATATCCGTTGTCGACATTCATTAAGGTTTGATCAGCATCAAATTCATCAGTTGTCACCGGTAGACGATGTTGAATCTCATCTTCAAGTGCTCTTTTAGCACGATTTCCACGACTGGTTTTGCAAAACTTTGCCCATTCCTTCTCAGCTTTTTCCGGATCAACATCAGGAGGAGTTTTTGGCTTTTCATTTTTCAAGTCAGCAACTACTTCGTCAATCATGGTTCGCAATAAGCCACGCTTATCAAGTTCCCAGAAGCTACCATTGTAGATATACCAAGCCTTATCGATATAGCTGTACCTTGCGACATCACCATATCGATCAACAAACCTATCTGCATTACCTGTGTCATCCCACGAACGAGGAGGAAACGCTTTTGGCTTACCAGTGTTAGTAATAAATCCAAGCTTATATTTAGGCTTTTCATGTTTCGGCTGATAAGTGTCACGCGCATCATTAATGGCTCGGTTGAGCGTTGAAACGCCGTAGGTTGTTTTTCCGTGCTTCTCGTCCCACTTTGGTCTCATTAACGATGAATGGCGGAATATACTGTCCATCCGTGTGAAATCTCTGCCTGTCCAAAATGCCAAGTCATTTGCGAATGCCAGATCAGCCTCCGATTGAGATGGATATAATGGTTCCCAGCCTCCGTTGAGCAGTTTCTTAATCCGATCACCACTTTTAGATTTCAGCATTTTAATGATGATCTCATCTTCAGAAAGATTGTTAGGTACTAAATTGTACCTGCTGGGCAAATCGATGACGGTTTTTGGCTCCAAATACTTTGTATATATCCGCTTGAATTCCTCTTTTGTGGGAGAATTGATTGAATTAAACTTGCCAATCTCATCGCCAGTCATTGCAAAGAACCGCCCGCTTTGATACATCTCAACATTAGCTTTTCTTCGGCGTGTACCGGGTATTTCGCCTTTGACAATGATGTGAATACCAGTACCAGACATTGACCTTTCGGTATATGACTTGAAAGTATTCATGAACTCCCATGCGACATTGTCGTCGGTTTGTCCCTTTTCTAGTCTCTCCAAATCATCGCCAATATGATCAACGTCAATTCCTACATATCCGTTTGCAAAGAAAAATCCAAGTCCGTCAAGGTCATAAGCCTGTAATGCTGTGATTGCTTCTTCAAAAGTTACCCACTGTTTTGAGTCCGTTGAGCTTGTTTTTGTGCCAGTTAAGGCAGAATAAGGAATCTTAGTATATTTATTTTTTTCTGGTTGCCAGATTCGGTGAAAGCAGCCCCATTGTTTTAGGGACCGTAGTTCTGCTGGAATGCGTTCATACATTCTTAATCCTCCTAGAATGGCAAGTCGGAATCGTCAATTGGTTCACGAGGATGACTTGGTTGAGAATCATCCTTAAATTTGTGAGCAACTTGTGGATACTTGCTAGCATGAACGCTCCACGGGGCCACTGTGTTCCGATCACCATATTCAGGGTTTTTCTCAACTTTGACATAAACTCGTACAGGCTTGTGATAAATAGCCTTGCAGAAATCATCGACGCTATTTAATGGAGTGCCTTCAGGGATCTTTGTCGCTTCCAATACATACTGGAGACCGTCCATATCGTATTGGTTCGTAGCTTTGCGCTTCCAGTTATCGAAAAAGACAACCCGGTTATGGTACTTTCCGTTTGTATTTGGCTCTGCTGCATCAAGATCATTGCGAACCGTGAGACGTAGCTGTAGTGATTCCGATCCATTCTTGGTTGAAATTTCACCGGCTTGCGTAATGACCATTTCATATTCACCCTGTGGAAGTGGTGAAAAATCGTTTTCCTGATTCTTGCTATAATCTGCGGTAATGAATGACATATTAGTTTCCTCCTAAATATTTATGTTCGGCAGCTTTACGGGCTGCGATGGCTTCGTCTTTGGTATTGAATGTTCCAAGCCAAATCCTTTTTTTATTAATTTTGATGTAAGCGCCCCATTTTCCGGTGCGAAGCCTTGAAACTCCGGAGTATCCAGAAGTGTTGTTACTTTGTAAATATTTACGTTGCACAGCATTAAGCTTGTTTCCTAATCCAATTCCAGTTGTGCTCCCACTGCGTAGTGCTTCGTACCAGTAAACTTTTAAATCTCCTGTACGGTTATTCCTAGCAAGAACACGTTGACTCTTCCCACGCACTTCGGCGTAACCCAAGACTTCAATATTTCCGAATGTTTCACCGGTATGATCAATCGCTGGTCTACCCATCTATGCTCGCTTCCTTTCCTTTAGCCATCCCCTAGCCACAATCTGGTGGTAAGCCCACCCGGGTTTATAGCCGCGTGCCTTTGCAATTGCGTACATGTCTTCAGGTGACTCGGCATCTTTGGCTTTCATTTGTCCATATTTGGTTTTTGAATAGTCCGCAACCATTTTGAATACTTTCTTGTCTACCTTTTTTAATTTTGCCGTAGGATCAACTTCAAGATCAGCACCATCTGCTCTGAATGAATATCCGCAAAGTGGACATTGCTTAACCTGTGCAGGAACAATTCCGTAACATTTTGGACAGCTCTTGATCGCAGGTCCGTCTGATTTACCCCTGTGCTTTTCCTGCTTAGGTCGATCTTTAAGCGACCATTCACGGTCAGTATCAGGAAGACCAAAGCGATAAACGTTCGCAACGTGATCAATAATGATTGCTCTTTTGTTCGGCTTGTATCGCATGCCGCGCATTGACTGCTGAATGTCAAGGACAAGAGAAGCAGTTGGCCTCAACATGATGACAACCCCACATTCGGGAACATCAAAGCCTTCCGAGATGAGATCGACGTTTGATATGATTCTAATTTTTCCCTTTTTAAAGGCCGTCATCGCTTTATCACGATTCAAAGCAGGTGTTTTGCTATCAACATGAATGGCAGATATACCGGCAGCGTTGAACGTTGCCGCAACACGCTTGCTTTCTTCGATACTGTGGGCATAGACAATAGCCTGACGTCCATTGGCCAGCTTCTGGTAATGACTAACCACATCACCAAAAATCATCTTCGTATTCGCCTCATCAATCGACTTCGTGGAGTAATCACCAGTTGATGATTTCTTTAGCTTTTCAACGTCAATTAAGGTTGGCGCATAGTAGTCAAAAGGTGCTAAGTAGTGATGTTCAATTAGCCATTTCACTGTTGGACCCTCAACCATGGTTTCATAAACATCCCCCAGTCCCTTTCCTGAAAGTCTCCAGGGACTTGCTGAAAAACCTAAGCGTGGAACATCTTTATAAAATCCATAAATTTTTAGGTAAGTCTTTGCCAAGCTGTGATGCGTTTCATCAGTGATGATTAGGGTCGGTTTTGGCAATTTTCCTAAGCGTCTAGCAATTCTGCCAACAGTCATGATGGTGCATTTGTTCAAATCAACTCCGTTTGCAATAAATGTCTTCGTGATTTGATCAATAAGTTCTTTTCTGTGAACGGTGAACATCACGTGCCCGCCCTTCATGACTGCCAACCTAGCTATTTCAGCGATGATAACTGATTTACCAGATCCCGCTGGACTGACCAGCAGTACAGATTTGTGACCATCAGCCAGCTTTTCTCTTGCTTGATTAACTAACTCCTTCTGGTAAGGATGAAGCTGAAACATCACTATCACCTCCAAACTTAAAGAGGTCCTCAATGGCGCACGCAGTTCGATCATCCAAACGATTTTTGGCAAAAATTGCATCTGAGCCTGCAAGGATAACTCCTCGGTGGCTTGTCTTTGTACTGATGACTACGCGTCCTACAACGTCCGTCAGGCCCAATAGCCCATCACGTACGCTGTCACGAATTGCTGGCGCATACTGGCTGAATGATTGCCCAGTTTCGCTTGTAACGTCTCGTGTGTTCTCCCAAGCGGTTACCAGCACATTAACTGGTGCGTCCATGAAGATCATGGTCATGATACGGGCAAAATAATTTGTCCATCTGGAGTAATCCTGAAGCTCGTTGCCAATGCCGTTTTTACTGTGCCTGCCCATCTCGACAAACCAGTCTTTTTCGAACGCTGATACGTTGTCGATCACCAGATTGTCATACCCAGAAACACGCTCAGCCAGATTTTTCAAAAATTCCTTCCATTCCTCGCTTGGTTTGCTTCGGTCAAATGGTTGCACATCGATATTCGGTGCACCTGATAGCACTTTTGAACTGTCATCCAGATCTAGCACGAGTGTTTTGCCATTAAGATTGCGGATAGCTGATGTTTTACCGACGCCGGGCTTCCCATAAATCAAAACTCGCCAGTTCTTTGTTCGATCAATTGCAGATGCATGTTTAATTGGCTGCATAATTTCCTCCTACTTAATCAATAAATGCTCACCGCGTGGCTTAAGCTCAGCACCTAGCACTTTTTCTCCGGCTTCTAATCGCTCTCGAATCTTGTCCGTATCTGGTTCGCGTTTCACCTTGAATACATCAGCCTGCAAATTGTCTTGATCGATGTAAATTGGCTGTTTTCCGCCATTCTTAGCAACACTGATAGTGAATAGCGGTGTCTTGATTTTGCGTTGATTAGTTTCGTTCATTGCTTCAACCAACCGCTGTGAAATAGTACCGAGGTTAGATTGATAAGCTTTAATCCGTGCTTCGAAACGGTCACGTTCTTTTTTGTTAGCTTCAATATCGGCCTTGATTTGGCGAATAACCTGTGCATATCCTTCGGCTTTGTCATTAATTGCATCCACGATTGAGTCCATGGTGTCGGCCAATACTTCGGGATCAGTTGTTCCATCTTCAGCTAGTTCTAATAAACTCGCATATTTTCCTTGTAAGTCGTATAATGTTGACATAATAATTTTCCTTTCTATCAGTCGTTGGCATGCGGGCCAGCGGCTTTTTTCATGACTTGTTTGATAATGAATAGGATTGTGTCGGCGCCATCTTCCTGACCCATTGCGTATGTTTGCTTGGAGTCTGTATTGTCAGGACCATAATCATAAGCAACCTTGCGATATGCTGCGATCTGACGGTTAGCTTCGGCTAAAATGTGCTCGTATACTTCATTAGTCATCACGTCATCCCCTTAGTTTCGCTAGTCGTGCACGTAACTTCTCATTCTGAGCAAGCAACATCTTTGCAATTGGTGTGTGGTTGCCGCGCATAATGTCTAACGTCAATCTGTTATGCTCTTTCAGCAAATCACCAATGGTACGTTCTTCTTCATTCAATCCACTGCCTCCAATTCCCACTGTGGCCTAAGCAGTGACCAATGATCACGCCGAAGGCACCACCAATTAGTAAATATTCAATCATTGTTTGCCCTTCTCTCTAAGCGACCTTGAAATCTCTGGGAACCATTTGTCTAAGAAGTCGAGCCATGGTTTCGGATGAAACAGATACCCCTTTTTGCCAGGCGGTGGATATGAAACTACGGTATCTTGCAAGAACTTGTGGAAGCGTGGGACGTTCAAGATATTGTTAACTACCCACGTGTTGTTATGTCCTTCGACATAGCTTGTTGCGGTTGTGAGCGTCCACATGCCTCGTGCTGCTAGCTTGCGTTTGAGTTCTTGGTTCTCCTTGATCATCTTTGCCAGTTCTTCTTCATCGACCGCTAAATACTTTTTGCTTGAAATCTGATCATCTTCAACAACCTGCAACAACGGCATGGCATTTCCTCCTTTCCTGTGATTGCCTTCTGACGATGGACATGTTTTGCTCTTATCGTTAGGCGATTGACTTGATGAGCTCCGCGATGGCTGCCACCATCTCGGGGCTTTTTCCTTTGTTCTTCAGTTGAGCAACAACAAACTCTGTAACGGCATTTTCTAGTTTTTCCTGTGTGCGTCCGTTCATTTAGACAGCCTCCTTAGCTCGCTTTAGTTCATCGGCAATAGCCTTAACGCCCTTATCAAAGTACATCCATTGAGGGACTTCTTTGTCGCTGTGTTGAGACTTGCTATTAGCCCATCGGCCATATTCGTTTTGCCCTGGCTGTTCGGCCTTAATTCCCAGTCGATTGGCAATGCGGCCAACCATTTGTCCAGATGATGCATGCACTTTTTTGGCTACCTCACCGGCGCTGTATTCCTTTTTAAGTAGTACCGGAATAGTCATCTCACCGGTGATCGATTCAGCTGCTTTCGCAAGCAATGCCTGTTTAGCTGTTTCTGATTTTGTTTGCATTGCAATCCGGTAAAGCAATGTTCCCTTGCGTGTTTGCGCATTTTCGCTCATAATTTCAAGCCGCTTGTCGGAATCGATACGCGGTTTAGTTACCTTGGCTTCTGCCCTCATGGTGAAGTAACCGTCGACAAGTTGGTCATATACTTCCCAAGCTTTGTCATCTTCAAGGATCTTCAGCAGCTTGGAGTACCCACGTTCGGATAGAAGGTAGATGTTGGCCGAGTTTGAAGCAGACTGTTTGGTGAACCCGAAACTCAATGGCTCAAACCCATCGAGTTTTTTTAGGTCCAGAATATCGATGCCATCTTTGAAACGTTTACGGTTGTCATTGATACGTCGATTAATCTCACCAAGTGGCTGTTCATGAATCTGTGCGATGTCCTTAACCAACATCGCCTTTTTGTCTTTGCCGAACCCGCCTTCGATACCGGTGAATTCAATGCGGCCGATATGCTCACGGCCAATTACTTTTAATTCGTTCATCACTATGCCTCCTTGTAAATCTCATCGCGAGATATTAGTCTTCAAAAAAAAGA